TGATAATTCAATTATCATAGTTGATGAATTTCAGAATCTTAATTTCCATGAACTTGACTCAATAATTACTCGTGTTGGTGAAAATTCAAAAATTATTTTTTGTGGAGATGCAACACAAAGTGATTTAATAAAAACAAATGAAAGAAATGGAATTAGTGATTTTATGACTATTCTAAAGAAAATGCCATCATTTGATATAATTGAATTTGGTATTGATGATATTGTTCGTTCTGGACTTGTTAAAGAATACCTAGTTGCAAAAATTGAATCTGGTATTACTTAATGAATAAAGCTTTTTTTGCCTATACAAACTTACCAAAGAAAGTAATCGAATCCATTGAAGAAGATCTTTTAGATTTTGAAGATTCACTCTCAGACGAATGTTTTGTTGGTAGCAGTCCAGAATCAAAAACAATTGATGAAAGAGTTAGAAAATCAAAAATTACTTGGATACCAAGCAGTCATTGGATATGCGGATTTATTTGGCATTATATACAGGTAGCAAATCAAAAAAATTTTTTGTTTGATATTGAGGGTCTAGATAATCAATCTATTCAGTACACTGTATATGAAAAAGATGATCACTATACTTGGCATACTGATGACTCTTTTGAGAAATTATATGTACCGACATCTGGTCACCATAGAGCTTTAAAACCACATACAGATGATAGATTTAATGATTTCATTAATGTAAATTTAGATCTTTCTAGAAAAATATCTTTTTCTTTACAAATGAGTGATCCAGAAGATTATGAAGGAGGGGAACTACAAATTATGGATTATGATGATATATCTATAATTTGTCCAAAGGAAAGAGGAACTTTGATTCTGTTTGATTCTAGATCAAAACATAGAGTTAAGAAAGTTAGGTCTGGTACTAGAAAATCTATAGTTGGTTGGGCTATAGGAAAACGTTGGAGATGATAATGATCAAAGAATTCAATCATGTGGATTTGAAACTTCCTGAGTTAGAAAGAGAAACTATTGATGGTGTAAGGTATTATAAAATACCTCTTGAAGAACAAATTTATAAATTTGTTTCTATCACTTCGATAACTAGTCACAAAAATCGTCAATTTTTTGCCGATTGGAGAAAAAAAGTTGGAGAAGAAACTGCCGACAAGATTACTAGACAAGCAACTAGTCGTGGCACTGATATGCATAGTTTGGTAGAAAACTACCTTTCTAATATTGCCGAACTACCCAAAGTTCAACCATTATCAGACTTATTGTTTAAAATTTCTAAACCAGAATTAAATAAGATAAATAATATTCATGCATTAGAAAGTTCCTTATACAGCAAGGTGTTAGGCATTGCTGGAACCGTAGATTGTATTGCGGAGTATAACGGGGAATTAGCAATTATAGATTTTAAAACATCTAAAAAACCAAAACCAGTAGGATGGATTGAACATTATTTTGTTCAATGTATGGCATATGGATGTATGTTATACGAAATGACTGGTATTTCAGTCAAAAAACTTGTAATTATTATGGCTTGCGAAAATGGAGAATGTGTTGTCTATGAAGAATACGATAAAACAAAATATATTAGACTACTCACCCAATATATTAGAGAATTTGTTAACAGCAAAGTTGGGCAATATGGAGAATAAAGTAAAAACAGATAATTAAAGAAAAATTTTTGTGTCCACAAAAATTTGCTCAAGATATCGAAAGCATTGTAAAAATTTCTAAGATTAGTTATATTGATGCAATAATATCTTATTGTGAAGAAAATAGTATTGAAATAGAAACTGTTCCAAAATTAATTTCAAAACCACTCAAAGAAAAACTTAAGTATGAAGCAACTAAATTAAATTTTCTTAAAAAAACTAGCAGAGCAACTTTGAATTTTTAAATTGTGACACCTTTTGAAGTATATAAAACTTATCTTGCTTTGAAGAATCATTTCACAAAAGATAGTTATGATTATTTTAAATATTGTGGAAAGTCCAGAGCATCTCTGGACTCTTTTCATAAGAGGAAAGATAGATATTTCTTTGAAAGAATGTCTAGGCAAAAAACAGATGATGAAATAAAGGCATACTTTGTTTGCCAATTTTGCGGAGTGTAGTGATTCTCAAAATTTATGGATTGGAGAAATCATTAGAGGTGGAGAATCAGTATACAAAGATTGGTTAAAAAAAGTTCAAAGTTTAACTTATTTGTTTAAAACTGAATCAGAAGTTTTTATAAGAAAAGATAACTTTGAATCTTTATTTGATTGTAAAAATGGACAGCATCCAGATCTACTAAAAAAATATTTGCAAAAAGCAGTTTCACTAGAGACCCTAGTTATACTGGATGTTGTACTAAATTATTCTCCAAAGTTTGATAAAAAACTTTCTGACCCAGTGTGGGAAACCGTAGGATTGAAAATTAAAAAATATAAACCATTCCTAAATATTGATGAGTCTAAATTTAAGCAAATTCTTAAGGAGATAGTATTATGAGTAGATTTTTTGATTCAGAAGTAGTCAGAGAATCTATAATGGAGCTTGATGAAATTCAGAAGAAACTCTTTGAGCAAGTTATGAATCTTTCATTCTATGATAAAAATGGAAAGAAAGAGCATCTAGAATTGATGAGGCAGTTTTTAGAAAAACAAAAACTGTTTATCTTTAGGTTGTCTCTCTCAGATGATCCTGAAGCAGTTGAAATGAAAGAGAGGATTCTAGAATCTGCCCAACTTTTTGGATTAGGTAAGAATGGGACAGTCGATGAATTTTTTAAAGTTCTTGAATCTCAGATTGAGTATCTTGAGAATACCCTTGACAACTGACCTCCTTGCTGCTAGACTTAATACGTACCAATACGGCACACACTTCTAATACAATTAATACGGAGAATACGAATGTCTTTTGCTGATCTTAAAAAGCAATCCAAGATGGGTTCCCTCACCGAGAAACTCATTAAACAAGTAGAAAAACTGAATGATGGTGGTTCCAAGGATGATGACCGTTTTTGGAAACCTGTAATGGATAAGAGCGGTGTAGGTTCCGCAGTTATCCGTTTCCTTCCTGCCCCCGAAGGTTGTGAACTTCCTTGGGCACAAGTTTGGTCTCACGCATTCCAAGGTCCTGGTGGTTGGTTGATTGACAACTGCCTCACTACTCTTGGTCAGCAATGTCCTGTTTGTGAAAAGAATCGTGTTCTCTGGAACTCTGGTTCGGATCGTGATAAGGAAGAAGCACGTAAGCAAAAGCGTAAACTTTCTTACTTTGCAAACATTTATGTTGTTCGTGATCCTGCCAATCCAGATAATGAGGGCAAAGTATTCCTCTATAAGTTTGGTAAGAAAATCTATGACAAGATTCTTGCCGCAATGCAACCTGAGTTTGAAGATGAAACTCCCATCAATCCTTTTGATTTCTGGACTGGTGCTAACTTCAAACTGAAACTTGTCAAGAAAGATGGTTATTGGAACTATGATAAGTCCGAGTTTGCATCTCCTTCTGCTCTTCTTGATGGAGATGATGATGAACTAGAACGTATCTATAAGTCTCTGAATAACCTGAATGACTTTACTGACCCTAAAGAGTTCAAGTCTTATGATGATCTGAAGAAGCGTCTTGATTATACTCTTGGTCTTCGTGGTGTTCCAAAGAATCAAGATCCAGAAGTTGTTGCTGAAGAGGAAGAATGGGAACGTGAACGTCGTGGTGAAACTTCTACTTCTTCATCCTCTCGTTCATCTACTTTTGATGATGCAGAAGTTCCTTCGTCTAAGTATAGTGATGATGAAGATGAAGATGATGCTCTTTCTTACTTCCAGAAACTTGCCGAGTCGTGAAATCACTGATTATTCTTCTTGCAATTTTTGTTGCCTCCCCAGTGGAGGCAATTACTTGGAATCAATTTTGGAGACCATTTAAAAACGGATACTACTATACTCCGTCTTACTATGCTCCAAGATATTATGGAAGTTGTAGAAGAGAAGTTATTCGTGAAGAAGTAGTTTCTGGTGATGGTAGAATTGAACCTTATGTTAGAACTTTCAAAGAGATTCAATACTATCCCTGCTAATCAAAATCGACCTTTAAAATAAAAAAAGGTCGAAAAAAAATTCCC